TCAGACCAAGCTGTTCTGTCTAATGTACCTGTAGTCCATATAGGTCTATCGTTTGATGATTCTATATAATTATAAGTAACAACTCTATTAACCACGTTAGATCCAGAATTTGGATAGAACCAACTAATCTCACCAAACAAATTGTTTAGCCCTGCATTAATGTGTTGTTTAGGAATTGTGTTTATATCATCAAATACATGATCTTCTACTAAACAAGGTAAAGATTCTAACTGTCCACCATATCTAAAGAAACCATTTTCTGACATCCAATATGCTGTACCATCGACTTCAACGCACGCGTTCTTACCAATCAATCCACAGTTAGTACCCACCTGTTCAAAGGCAAATGTAAATGGTGCTCCAACAAATCTCATAATAAATAAAGCTGTATCGGTCCAAACATAGATTGCATTTCTACCTCTTAGTGCGCCCACGATCCGTGATCCATCGGCCAGTCTCTGTGTACCAGCACTATTAGTTGCTGTAGGCGTGTAATCATTAATATCTTCTTGAGAAGAAAATCTTATAAACATTTCATCTTGAGTTGAAGGAGTTCCAATTGTAGTCTCTGTACCCAAAAAAATTAAATGTCTATCGGGAGTTGACACTAACATATCACGTGACGCTGTTGGTGCACCTGATATAATTGCTGCTCTTGTGCCTGTAGCGTTATTTGCATTTGAATCCCATGTAAAACTTTCACCATTAAATATTGTTGCAACTAAACTATTACCTAAATTGTCCAAAGACCATAGACCAGGATCTGTTACAATATCTCCAGATGCTGCAGCGTTCCATGCAAAAAAGTTTGCTGCATCTGTAACAGTTGCACCTGATGAATGTATTGCTGCTGTTGTGCCATTAGCTCCTCTTGTTAATCCAGATAAAGTACCGCCACTGTTTCCGGTGTAAGTAATTAATTCAGAACCAATTTGCACTGTACCTGATGAAGGAAATGATGTTGAACTTGCCATAGTCAATGATGTAACTGATGCATTTATTCCTGACGATAATGTTGATGTAAATTGTCCTTGTGCTACACCACCCCATGATCCAAGACCCCAACCTGTAGATGCAACCTCAACTGCTGGTCCAACAGGATAATAAAGCTGCACTCTAATACCACCAGATGTTGATGCACCTGAACCTGATTCATTAGAGGGCATTGTAACTGTTAGTGTAGTTGTTGTCGGTATATCTGTTACCATAAATTTTATATCTGTAAAATCACCAGATCCAAAATTAGAATTAGTAATACTTGTAAAACT